AAACTAAAGTTAAAAAATATATAACAGAAATATATAATAAAAAAAAAACAGATACGATTGATTATATTGAGAATGGATATTAAACATTTACACACAAAATGCTAGAAACTATTTTAATATTTAAATATAATTTTAAGCTGTTTCATAATTAAATATCATTAAATTATTGATATAATACTTAAAAATAGGAAGATACATGTAGTAAACTATTTTTCTAACTCATACTTAAAAATGTTTTAGCATAGTTTTATCAAGAATATCTTCCGATATCACTATCTTTATAAATAATTCCAGAATAATTATTAAAAATAATACTAAGGTTTATTTCATTTTAAAAATATATTTAAAGATATTTTAATATAATAAATTAAGATAAAAGTACACTTCGTAATCTTTTATCTCATCTATTTATAGAAGAAGTTAAAATATTTATTTAAAATATTTTCCAACAAAAATAGTTTTTAAGATTTGTGTATAAACATTCTTAAAGCATGTTATAAAGCATATAATAATTAAAATTTTATAATTCTTTAACAAATATATATTTTATCAATATTATGGTAAAAATATAATTGTTAAAAAGTGAGATTTTTAAAATATTTTCAGATGCCAGAAAAGATACCATCGCATGAAATCATGTGATCATAAATGGTTCTCTCATCTAAAGGAGTTCCATCTGAATCAGTATTAGAACAGCATGACCAGCACCAGTGGGTACCACAGTGGCATGTAATATGATTACATCCTCCATTTTTTTCCGTAAGAATATTACACTCCGGACAATTCTTCGTAAGAAGTTTATCAACAGATTCGGCTTCATCAAGTAAAGATGGATGAATTTTACATTCTTCACATTTGAAATTGGTAATATGTGGTAGTTCAGTAGTTCGAGCACATTCACGAGGAAATGCAGGCTTTAGATTAAAACATGAACAACATAAACCATATACAATATGAGAATCCCATTCACAGGTAACTCCTTTATTCGATTTAGTAGTACGAAGATTACGTACTTTACAAAGATCAAGTCTTCTGATAATACTGAATTTAGGCGGGTTTTTACAAAAAGGACAAATGCATTGTCCATGTGTCACAAGATGTCCAACTTTCGTTTGTCCATACCAGTGTTGAACACATGAATTGCAAATTCTATTCCGACAATCACCGCATGCAAGTTCAATATTACGAACAGAAACGTCAGATGCACACATAGAGCATGAATCATATCCGGAGTGATCAATTAATTGAGTCATCATAGTTTGTGCCACAATGGTTGGATTATGGATTGTGTATCCATTATATGTAAGAATAGGAGGTGCAGATGCACTTTCCGACTCATTGCATTTAAGAACACGTTGCCATAAAGGTGTAGATGTATCCATCATGGAAAGATAAGGAGTAATCGGAATCATACTTTGTAAAGCAGGATTTTCACGAATCAACTCATTAATTTTTACTTCATAATCATTTACCATAGAATAAGGAAATTCAACGCAACGTGGGCAAATAAATTCGCCGGCATCCGTTGCAGATTGAATAATCGTCCTTTTATCAGGATCTAACTCAGAATGGAATTCAGATTGAAGTGCTTTTTCAGCAGAACCATCTAATGAAATATACTTATGTAAGCATAATCTACACTCTACATATGGTAAAGGGTTTTGAACACGACAACCGTGACACTTTGGATCAATTTTTAAACAATCTTTTAGAATTACACTGTAGTTAACAGTACATTTAGAGCATTGTGCCCATGAAGTATTTTGATCACTCTCTTCACAAATTTTTGAAGTATCTTTATAGAATACAATGTTCGTATTAGGAGCAATAGTACACATAATGCACTTGTCAGATTTGCCAGAAAAAAGAGTAAAACATCTTTTTTGAGAGCAGTATGTACACATTCGTTTCCATGTACGTCCAGAACGAAGTTTAGGAATCATAAGAGGTGCTGTAATGGTAAGATTAATTGAATGATTGCTAACAATTTTAGCAATCCGTAAATACTTATTACGAAAATGAATTTCCGCGTCAGTAAGAAGATCATCAGGGACAAGCTTGAGAAGTCGCATGAAATTCAATGACCAAAATTGAGGAAAACATTGCTTTCCATCTTGATCACGATCCCAATTAATCCAACTTCCTTTATTATTAAATAAATAAGTATGTGCTTTATCTTTAATGAACTCATTGCTAAGTGCAAGAATTGCAAGCATCAATGTATCTGTCTTGGAAAACATTAGTCCAGGAGAAATAAGATTTGCAATAAGTGAGAAGAAAGTTGTAAGATTTTCAATATCCATTGGAAGAAAATTTACATGTGCCTTCTCATCAGATGGTAGTTTATATGGTTCGGAAGAAAGAGTGAGAGATGCAACAATAATTGCAAGACTTTTAAACTGTCCTTCACGTCCCAATTTAAGAACCTCGTGTTGATCCATTGAACCAACAAACTCAGGTAGTAAAATTAAATTATTGGTAGAAACGTCTGTATTAAATTTGCTAAGAATATCTCTAATCTCGGCAAGATTCATATTAGACTCTTCCAACCACTTATTAATAATAGCTTGGTCATTTGATGAAAGTTTCACTTTACAAATAGAGAATTTGTCCATAATGCGATTGCAAATAAGGGCATATCTTCCATCATGAACATATTTAAATTTTCCACAAATCAGACGCCAGAATTTCCCAAGAATAGGGTTCGTAGTAAGATACATAATTTTTTTAGGATCATTTGTATCTAATAGTGCATCGAAAGCAGAAGTAACGATCATTGGATCCGCTTCATTAATAATTAATTTTAAATCTAAGGTAGTTAAAGGTTTAATAGTTTTACTAAAAATAAATTCACTTGATTTTGGTTCTTCAAAAGGTTGCCCTGTAAGAATATCAAAAAGACAAAAAAGTGCTTTTTCAATTAAATTAGCAGAATTTCTGTTCATAATAATAATACTGCCCATCTGTTCCCAAATAGGAGCGCATCGAGATGCATTATTAGTAATAATAGTAAATACTTTAATTCCTTCATTTTTAAATTCATCGCATAATTTAGTCCAACTAGTAATCATATTATTTTTTTTTAGAAATGCTTCTTCCAGAATTCCTTCAGAGTCTAAAGGTTCCATATGAGGAATCGCATCGCAAAATAAGATTACAATAGGAATATTGTCAGATTTCTCTGAACGAAAAATATTTAAGATCATGTTAAAAGCTGTTCTATAGGCTTCTGGAAAACCTCCTCCACCACCAAGAACAAAATTATTTTTTAAAAATTCTTTTGTATCGGCAAGAGTTTGATTACGAGGCTGGATCATCCAACCTCCTTGTTTTGAGTTTTTCGAACTTGCATCAAAATCGGCTACTGTAGCACATCTGGCTACATTTAGCCCCATAAGACACATTTGAGTCAGAAAAGATGGAACACCAGAATTAATAGCATCAATAGATGCTTTCATAGAACCAGTAATATCACACTTCACAATAACATCAAAGTTTAACATTTTAGATAAAAATTACAGTACTTAAAAATTAGCTTAATATAAAGGATAGTAAATAATATAATAATTTTTTACCATCAATTTTTTTTATAAACATATAATGTAAAATTATTAAATAAAAAAAATGATAGCCTAAATTATGTAAATTTATTATGATTATAAATGATAATATAAATAATAAGAATGTGTGAACATCTTGAAACATTAGATCTAGGAACAATTGTTTTTAATAATATATGTAAATTATTAAAAATATGTAATATTTTTGTAGAAGGAATTCGTAACAATGAAGAAAACATTGAAATATGGATTATTCATAATGAAAAAGATATTGTCATTTATATAGATAGACAATTAGGCAATATTGTCATTTCTGATAGTATTTTTAATAAATATGATATATTGTTATGGTTAGTAAAAGGAAAAGATATAAAGGTTTCTGACCTAAATAAAAAAGAATATATATTTTATATCAAAAATGCTGTAATAATATGCATAAAACTAAGCGAGAAACAATATGAAACATGGGATATGTTTTCTAAACAAAATTGTAAAAAGAATAATATATCACCATGGGATAGATACACTAGGATTAAATAATTTTTCGAAAACATATATAAAGTTAAAGTTATAAAATGATGTAAAGAATGGATGAATTATCAGATGAAATAGAAATAAAAGATTATGTAAATTTTTCAGATTGTGTTATAGTATGTTCTGAAATGATTGAACGGTATTTTTATGCACCACAAAAAATATTACAAAATGAAATAGATATAAAGTTGTTTTCTTTGTTAATCTCGAATCCATATTTAAAAAAATTTAATAATATAAAAATAGAAAGTAAAATGTATTGTATAAATCTTGAAGATCAATATTGTGTTGGTAATATATATATTCGAGATAATAAACATGTTCAATGTTTATTATGTAAGAAAGGAATTCCATTTGATTTAGGTTTTTTTACTTTAGAAAAAAATTTTAATTTATGTGAACAATGTTATAAAATTTCGGATAATATATCAAATTACAATGATTATGTATATAAAATTAAAAAAAGTGGTTTAGATAATTTATCGGATTGGTTTCTAATATTTACGATAAAAATAAATTTTAAAGATGAATTTGGATATAATTCTAATGATAATAAGAAATTTTATTGTAACTTAAATAAAAATAGCGTATATTATAAAAGATTTGCAGTGAATTATTATGTAGATATGTTAGGAGATAAATTAAAAATTCTTCATTCAACATCCATTGAAGAATTGTATTCAGTCCATTTTAAAATATGAAACAAATAAAATGTAAATAATGGAATTTTTTTATGATTTTATTAAAGATAAAATGTACCATTCCATACAATGTTTAATATTAAAAAATTAATAAATGATAATGGATATGAACGAATGCTATGTCCAAAATATAGTCCTAATCATAACCCAAAAGAGCATTTAATTATGACTATAAAGATTTAATGTATACTTAAAGAAATAATTAAAATTTCATTAAATTTATTCATTAAAAATATGTCCTAAATTCTTGGATATATAGAATAATTAAATATTATTCTCTACATCAGACACTGTATCTGAATGTTGTGTAGTATTTGATCTTACTGATAAAGTTTCATTTTGCATACAAATCTCACAACAACAAATAAAACGAAAAAAATCTATATTAGATAGAATTAGATAAACTACAAGCCCGCCAAAAAATATAATAACTGCAATACTGCCAAACTCCATTATATAATTTATTTCGTCATTATATATTTTTAACGGAATAAAATATTTTTCAATTTTTTTATGGAAATGGATGATTACCAAAGGAATATTACCAAAGGAACATTACCAAAGGAACATTACCAAAGGAACATTACCAAAGGAACATTACCAAAGGAACATTACCAAAAAATGTAAAATAAGATGTTTAAACCCTTGAAGAATTAAAATGGAACAAAAAAAATTTCTTATTTTAGATTATTATGAAACATAAAAGACTTAAATAAAAATAAACAAAGACTTGAAGAAATAAAAATATTAGAACAATACAATC